ATGCACAGACGCGCGGTGGTACCACGGCGCGGGAATGGCTATGGATGAATTATCCTGAGCCTGTGGAACTGCATGATTACTCGTTCCTGGGTGGGAACTTCCGTGAGCGTGAGAAGATCGCTCGGCAAAAACGGCGTTGGCGTGCTCGGCTTCTTCGTATGGATCAGTTGCAAAGGTATGCTCTGCTCTCGAGCATCGCTGAATTGGGTGATGCTTCAGGTATAATATGATTTACTCCCCGGCAGTAAGCCTTATTGGTCAACCCGGTGCGCCGCCCTCGTTTTTGGGGGCGGCTGTGTTTCTTCGAAGTCATCGCTGGTTCTGACGATGGGATCCGGAAAGTATCGCCTTATTTGACGGTGTGAGCTGGCTTCCGGCTCTCATTCTTATATTGACAGTTGTCTATTTGTCTTTTATCCTTGCCCCAAGACGACCGCATTTGTAGAGTAATCGAGTTCTGTAGATCATTTGCGAAGGGTGCGTCAAGTCAGATGGATACTCCCCGTTCCGTGAGAAGAGAGGGGAGTATCTATTTTTATGGATCGAATTCCACCTCCACACCGATAAATCCGAGTGTTGTGCTTGGGGCTGCGGCATTGTTCACCAGTTTGAACGTGATGAATGTCCCTGCGTCTACGTGTTCAGTGACGGTTGTATTCGAGTGTGTCTGTGCGCCTGACGTTCCCGCGGCTATAACAATATCTATAGCTCCCTCTGGAGTTGTGACACTGATAATCAGGTTGCCACTTGCGGGTTGGGTTCCTGTCTGCCGAACGTAAAGGTTCTTGACAGTCCCGGCTCTGAGTATCGGCATGATTCGGGATGTTGCCGATGGCATGGCGAATTCATAAGGATAGCAATAGTAGGTCAAGCCTGCCGGGACCGTCCCGCCGATGGCATTGGATAGGTACGCTTGTACTCCGTGGATGTGCCTGTCCAGTGTTTGCATTGCGGCTTGAAGGTTCGTGTCATTCAGGGACAGGTTGCCAATAAATTTACCTGGTGCAAGTCCTGCAAACTTCGGTGGTCCGCTGCCCGATTGGGCTGTTGTGTTGCTGCTGGTGTAGACTGCCGTTCCTGCGGTTCCTTTCCATCCGAGATCGAGTCCCGGCTGTATGTTGCCTTCGTTGCCACTGTGCCACACTAACCCCTCGATGATCTGATACCATGCGGGAGTGGCTTCCAGGTCAAGCACTTCGATCACGTTGATCCGGGAATTGAAGTCATTGAGTCCGGTCCCGTCTCCTGCACACGTTGCCTTATCTCCGGTCCTGCGCTTTAGGTGTACGGGTAAGTGTGATGATCTGGCTCCTACATTTCGATTGACTGTGTTCGGTGCGGGGAATGCGGTTGTGCTGGCGTGGCCTCCGAGGTTGTGGATGGGTAGCGTATCGGCTCCCTGTGCGTGGATAACGCCAAATTCATCCGTGAAGATCAACCTTCGTTCTTCCCTGTGTTCGTTGCCGTTGAATAATATATCTGTGATGGTGTAATCCAGTGCCCTTGATAGGGGTGCGATGAACACGAAAAAATAATTTCGATTCCCAAAAGCCCCATTGTCCTCGTCACTCCATCCATTTTCTGTGATGAATAGAAGATACTTCTGTTTCAATTCGTTTATGAGGTCTGTGCTTTTGTCCAGTATGGCTGCTTCCCCGGTGATGTTGTAATCAAGATCGAGCCATGCCGGGGTTGTGCCTTCGTAGGCGAAGGGCCCTACTATATTTTCTATTATGTTGAAAAGAACATTTGCTGCTGTATCCATATAACGATCATCAGACAAAATGTGCCCCGTCAGCGTGACGAATTTCCCGTTATAGGTCATGTCTTTGGTTATGTACCAGACTGTCGATATCGTGCTTGGCGTGCCGTCTATCAATGCTCCCCTCACTAATCGGAAGTAGGCGTAGTCGTCTACGTCGTTCGAGAAGGGGGCAAACGATACCGTTGCGGCAATTGCGGTTTTTCTGAATGACAGTGGTTGCACCGTGCTGGCTCCGGTGTCACTGATTGCACTATTCACCACAACGCGCAAATATGGTTCATATTTGCCCGAGTCCATTACCGTTGTCAGTGCTGCTGGCAGTGTGTACGGCATGTCACTGGTCCCATGAGTGGTACGCGTCGTTCCATGCGCGGGTGTCGGGTTCGGAGACTGCGGGCATCCGGCTTTTCATGGCATACATGACGCGCTGTCCGAATGCGGCGGCGAAGCCGCCTGCCATTTCCCGGTAATTGTCTGCCTGGTCCTGGGATAGATTGATCGTTTCAATTCGTGATACCGCGCGTATCATGATCGAATAGAAGGCTCCGCCGTTCACTATAGCCTGATCATCCCTGGCAAGTAGTGTGCTTTCGGTGGCGCTGTCGAGCCCGTTGATGGTGTGGTATACGGTGTATCTCACGATGAGGGTGTCGCTGGTGGTCACGGGTCTGCGGAGGCGGAAGAATACGCGCTCATCCTCGATATATTGATCGAAGTCGAGACCAATGCTTATATCCTGGGCTGTGTCCGTTCCTCGTAGTAGTACGTCAATGATCTCGCACGACAGGCTGTCTTCGTCTGTGAGCTCGTATTCGTATTGATTGTTCGCGCCTACGATCGTCACGGCTGCATAGATGGGGACGCGTAGGTTCCAATCACTGAGTGCCTGGCGGATGGCCGCGGTCACGGTATCGGTCGAGAAGTAGGTCCCGGCTGCGTCTCCGAGAATGGTTTTGACTTTGGTTATGAGTGTGGTCAGGCTGTCGCTCATTGGATTTTCCTTTTAGTATCCGAAGGGCTTCCATCCTTGCGGTGGCATAAGGTAACTGGCTGCGTTTCGGAGTCCTGTTGCATTAGCAAGTGGTCCGGGTTGTGATGTATCGAATGTGATGCCCATGTTCTGGAAGTTCTCTATCCGTTGCAACCATTCGGGCAGGTTGTATACATTGGTTCGTGTCCGCAATCCTGACGGGATTGTCGGATTGAGATTGGCTGGTCCCTGACTTGTTCCGAATCCCGATGCGCCTGTGGTGTATCCCTGTAAGACCGGGTTGCCTTGTAGTCTTCCGGTGTCTATTTGTTCGTTGGTGAAGCTCGTCCATTCTGTGCCTGCTCCGAATTTGAGCGTTCCCGGCGTACCCAGGGGGGGTATGACTTCACCTGTGCCCGGGTCTACTCCATGTAGGATATACCACGCGCTGCCTAGCAGGGTTTGCGACGGCTGGAAGAGTTGAATGGAAATATCGGTCGGCGAGACTACTCCTGTCTCTGGCAGGGTTCCGTAATCGACCGGCTTCTCCGGCGCTACGAACCATTCGCTCCCCGGTGTGTGGTAGCGCGCGCCGCCGGTGAGTTCTATGACATAGGATGAATATTCGAATCCTGGTCCCTTTGGCTTTCTTGGGGCAAATTTCGGCTTTAGGAATTTGGGTCCGAGGATTTGGAGTAGGGTCTTACCGCCAAGTGTGAGAGACGTGCGACCTGGCGTTCTGCCTCCCTTACTTCCTCCACCGTTGATCGTGATGAAGTGGGAGCCGCCTCTGGGGTTCTTGAGATAGATTACTCGTCTGCCGTTCGCTGCCATTTATAACAATTCCTTCCATGAGATGCCTATGGCTAGATCACTGTTTGCGGTGGATTCGGCTGTCACGATGATCGCTTCGCCTGGTGCGAGTTCGACATCGTCGGGAATGTGAAAAGTATCCTGGTCATCCTTTGCCGCTTCGATCGAGAATAATAGTTTCGTGTTCGATACGGTTGGTGTTCCTGTGTATTGCTTGGCGATGGACGTATCGACATTGATCACGGCGGCGGTTCCGCCGCTGATCGTGCATCGTTTGACTCGAAGCGTGGCTATCTTCGTCCCATCTGTTGACCAGTTGATATGAGTGGGTTTCAGAATGGAACGATTGTTCCCTGTTCCACCGAAGACATCTGCCATATTCTCGATTGCGAGTACTGTCCGTTCGGCTCCGGTTGTGTAGGCAAGCCCGGCTCGGTAGGCTTGTCGTATTCCGACTGACTCTTTCTTTCCAAATACGTATGCTGCGGCGTTGCCGATTTTGAGTGTTGTGTCTATTACGCTTCCGCTGTTGATGTTTCTCATCCATATCGGCAGAGATGGGTTTAGTAGTGATGCGACGGTTTCGCTGTTGGTGTATTTGATCCTATGTACTGTGTGTAGGTTGCGAGTGTGTGGGTTTTCAATTAGAAAATCAATCTCGCCTGCACCTAACCATTGAAATTCAATTGCATATATGTTGAGTTTGAGTGGGTTGAACTCGAAGCCTAGTACTTCCGACCATTCTGCTTGTGTTTTGCGATTGTTCACGACTTCGCCGGTGGCTTTGGATCTGCGATTGACTCCGAACGTCTCGCCGTTGTACTCGAAGAATAAACCGTCTTCCGTGTTTCCGTAGCCTGCTTCCTGTAGGTTGCTTGCTATACCTGTGCCAAACATTGCTGAGAATATGATTTGTAAGCCTTGTCCTGCAATATAGCGCGCGGGTAATCTGGATCGGAGGATTGCGCTGCCGTTCGAGGTGGCGCTGGTCTTGAGTAAGGCCGCGCTCGCTGATTGTGTCACGGTCCCATTGTTGGCAACGGTCGCGGTGGCGAGTTCTGTGTTGATGTTGTAGTGGAATGAGATGTAAGTAAGCAGGCTTTTTTCTGCTGTCTGTATCTCACCGAATGGGGCAAGTGGAAGATCCATGTTCGTGTCTTTCGTGTATGTATCCAAAAACCGCCCAGAAGGGCGTGTGCGGGCTTCTGTTGGTCAACCCATCCCTTTTATCGACTTTGATAGGGAAGGGGTGTTCTGCCGCCTGTTATTTTTAGTAACAGGCGGCAGTAGTCTTAGGTTGTGAGTGGTTATTCCGGCTTTGTGTGTGTTTTTACTCTTTTCATCATTTCAAGCCTGTGTTTGGCTTCTCTGATCTGTGGAGCGATGTTGAACATTTTGAGCACGGCCAGGGTCAGGGCAAGCAGGATGCCTGCCTCCAGTTTGTAGCTTGTGAATGCGGCCGTCAGCGCGGCGATCACGTAGGCAAGCGCCTGCCAGAATGCGAGGGAGTAGACGAACGGGGGGAGCGCCGCCTTGAGCTTGTCGAAATGCGTCATGGTTTGCCTTTCCTGGGTGCTGGCTTCTCATTGGTCTGAAGTCGGAGTGCGTCGTACTCGCCAGGCGGCGGCGCCGCGGGAGTCGAGTTCCCGTCTGCAATTGCGCGCAAACTTTCGGCGCGTTCCTTTGCCTTGTTCATGGTCTCGTTGGCCAGTCGTTCGGCTTCGGCTGCTCGATTGTGTTCGTCTTTTGCTTCTGCTGCCTGGTCTTCTGCCTGCTCTGCTTCGGCGCGTTGGATGCGCTTCTTTGTGCCGGATTCCTTTTCTTCGGTGATCTTGCGTCCGTCGGTCATGATGATGACCAGGGCGTCCTCGTCCTCGTGGAAGTCAAGCGGGATTCCGCCATACTTCTCCGCGGCTTTGAAAATGTGTTCAGGTATTTGTTTCATGGTTATACCTAGTTCCTTTAGAAGTTTGTTTACATCTTCGGCTGAAAGCCGGTAAATGGGCATTTACTCCCTCAAATCGTAGTTTGCCACTGCGCCGAGCATGTCTATGGTTGTGGTCGCGGCTTTGTCGGCTGTGATTTCGACCAGTACGTACTCGCCATTGTCCAGCCAGAATGGCGTGGTGATGGTGAGGGTCATCTTGTGTTGATCAACATCGATGCGCTCGGATGCGGCGTCGTGTCCGCCGTCGTAGGTGAATGTCTGCGGAGTCACTGTTGCGACTGATCCGTCCGCGCCGCGCGTGACCTTGTTTACTACTGCCGCGAGTGCGTCGCACGCCGCAATCAGTACTTCGAAGTCGATCTCGATGGATTTGAGATAAGCGCCTTTGAGTGCGACCGAGTTGGACGGGATGATGATCGGGATGGTAATGACGCTGCTTTCGTCGGCGGCGGCTACGTGTTTGGCAATTGTGCCTGCGACCTGTCCCGCGGCGAGTGTCCATGTGCCTGTGACACAATGGAACAGGGTCGGTGGGATGTACTGGCTCATGTGGGTATCATGTAGGTATCCCATGTCACACCTACAGCCTTAGCGTGAAGTTTGCGACTGCACCCAGGAAGTCGAGGGTAACGGTCGCGCCGCATATGGCGGTGATGACAAGCAGGTATTCTGCGTCGTTGTCGATCCATACCGGGGTAGTGAGAGTGACTGTGAGTTTGTGTTGGTCCTGGTCGGCTGCGTCTGTGGCCGCGGTGAGGTCCTGCGTGACCGTGACGGCTGAGACCACTGCGACGGCTCCGTCTGCGCCGCGCGTGACCTTGTTCATTGTGGCTGTGATGGATGTGGCTGCGGCAAGCAGGCACTCGTAATCGACCTCGACTGTTGTCAGGTACGCGCCTTTTAGGTCAACTGAATTGGATGGCAGGATGATCGGGATGTTGATCACTCCTGTGGATGCGGCTGCGGCGCGATGTTTGGCGATAGTCCCTGCGACGGCTCCGGCTGCGTCTGTGTATGTTCCTGTAACGCAGTGAAAGGCGGTCGGTGGGATGTACTGTGCCATATGCGTATCGTGAATGTAGCCCATGATGTGTTACTCCTTTATTCCAGCTTTCAGCTATCAGCTTTGGCGGGTTGGTCTATGATTTGCCAAGCAAATCATCCCTCGGGGGCTTCCGAACCTCCGAGGGAGTGAATACGTGAATTGTTTATTACGCGACGTTGTTCTTGTGCAACGGCAGGTCATCCGCTACGCCAACAGTAACGAACTGGCGGACCTTGATCCGGCTCTCATCGTTCGCAAACATGGCGGGGTCGATCTCTGAGGATGCAGAGAAGATCTGTGGCTTGACTCCGAAGATCTCGCCTAACATAACGCCTGGGCGCAACTTGGGATCTATCGCTGCCGCCCAATCTGTGGCGTCTGTCCATTCGGGGACTACGACCGGCTGCACGCGTCCGCCCCAACGCACGCTCGCGGTGGCTGGAACGTTCTGTGCGGGTGCATCCCAACGGGGAATGAATAGGGCTTCGGCTTGTGTGATCAGGTCGGCGGGTACCAGACAGAGACTTGGCTTCAAAGCCTGCGGCTTGCCTGTGCCATAGTAGCCTGCGGCGTTCTTGACCATCAACTTTTTCTTGTACATGGCAAGGGCAACCGCGTTCCACGCGACATAATCAGTTCCGAGTGCGGTCGTGAGTAGATTGACATGTCCTCCGGCCGTGGTCTGGGCTGTGGAGTTGAATAATGCGCCTCCATCGGTCATTACTGGACCGGCTGCGCTGTTGGTTGTGAAGATGGCTGCGACCTGTTCTGAGATGTTTCGCATCCCTGCGAGTGCGACCTCGGACGGCATGCGCCGGAAGGCGCGGAGATCATCATTGATGACGGCTTCGATTGTCAATGGCACGTATCCACCATACTTGCCCCACTCGCTCGTTTCCTTGATGTCGCCGACTGGCAGTTCCGTGTACTCTCCGCGCTCTGCGACCGTGGGCAGGCTGGCTATTGTGCCCGTCCGTACCCAGGTTGCGGTCTTGAGGTTGGTAAAGTGCTCTACGGTAACGATCTTCTGCCACCAGCCGTAGGACTCTTCGAAGTCCTTCCATGCGTCGATGAGCATTTTGTTCTGAACGTTTGCCACGATGCCGGGGAAGTTGGCGCTTACGAGTGAGAACTCGGGGAAATAGCCGCCCATAAAATACTCATCGCCTGTGGCTTTGAGATAGGCGTCTCGGATGCCCATGAGCCGGTGGACTTTGATGTTCGCCTGTGCGGGTGCGCGCTCTAATCCGAACATATCTTCGACGGCGAGTCTGAATTGATCGACTGAAGAGAACATTTCGAATACCTGGCGCCCGGGTCCCTGGATGCTTGCGGCTTCGGTCAGGGTTGCGAGTTCGGCGCGCGCCTCGGTGATGGCGGCTGTTAGCTCGGGTGCCTTGAATGCCTTGCCTGTGAAGCTCTTTCGGATGCGGGTCTGGATGATCTCCGGCAGGCGTGAGCCTGCGAGTCCTGTGGTAAGCAGGTGCTCACAGGTTGCCACTAGCACGGCCTGGCTTTCGGCAAGCTGTGCGTCCATGGCGTTCATGCGCTCCGTCTCGCCAAGTAAATCGGCTGCTGCCTGGCGGTTATCCTCCAACTGCTGTTCTTGCAGTGTCGGCTCGACGATCTCGCCCTCGACTTCGGAAATCTCCTGTGTTTCGGGATCGACCACTTTCACTTTCACTTTCGCTTTGCGTTTCATTTGACCTCCTTTGGTCACACTTGCCCCGGGCGCAAGTGCCGGGGAGGGTTTGTTGTACGCGCTGCGCGCGTGGGTCATGGCGTTTGCTGCGCCGATAACTTCAAGTTTATAGGTCTGTAGTTCCTTGAGCTGTCCGGCTGTGGTGTCGATCCCTGTGCCAACGATTGCGGGCACATTCACGGCGCTGGTCTCTTTGCCGGTGGGGTTGATAAAGATGAGCATGCACATCTTCTCTGTCTTTGTCTCTCCGACCTTGTACATGCGTCCTGGCCAGTGAGCGCACTCACTGGATAGCCATGACTGGTTGCAGATGGAACACAGAATGTCGTCATAGAACCAGCCGATCGAGAATCGGTCCATCTTGCCTTCCACGAAATCGGTCATGCCGCGGCGGGTTGTGAGCCGGACGGTCTGTTTGAAGGCAGAGCCTTCGAGCGCCGAGTCGATGATGGTCCCGTCCCTGGCGTCTATATCCCACGTGTCGTGATTGCGGAGGAACGGCTGTCCCTCGAACGAGGTGGCGAAGCCGTCCAGGTCTTTAGCCTGGAAAATGTATGGGTTGCGGTTCTTCGTGTCCGCGCGGTAGACGCGCGCGGCGAAGTCGATGTGGTCGAGTTCTCCGCTTTCGATCTGCGGCAGGATCACCGCGCGGTCAGGGAGCTGTAATTTATCGGTGATGGGCAATGAGCGAAGGATTGGGACTGGTTTCTTTTTCACGGTGCTATTCCTTTGGTAACAACCTGAGTCTTATCTCTGTCGGCTTTACACTTTTCACGCGGAAGAGACTTCCTCTGATCTCGATAGTCTCGCCTTCACGGAACCATGCCCCGTGATTGGGGTGCTTTTCTTCAAGCGCCTTCATCATGGTTTCGAGTTCTTCCGGGTTGGTGTGTTTTATGCTTTCGAATTTTCCTTTTCCTGTGTCCATTTGTCAGCTCCTTATTCGTCTTTCGGGTCGGTCGGCTCGGCTTCGCTGTCGGGACTGGTCGCGGGTGGTTGTGTGCCCGGCGCGGTCAATGGCTTCTTCTTGATCCTGGGCGTCTTCCCCGTCCAGACCTCGGCAAACATCTTGTAGACCAGCCGTAGGAATTCCTTGTCGTCGATGCCGTCCCGGTCGAACAGGTCTGCCAGTGGTGGGTACGCCCGTCCGAGTGCAAGCGCGAGGGTGGCATTGTCCCGCTCCGTGATGTCGGGTCCGTCGATGGTGATGACTGCCTTTGCATCTACGCTTTTGTCGGTTCTGGATCTAACCTCCACGGCCACGCGCGCATTCTCGATGAGGTTTTCGAAAAATTCATCCTGTGACTCTTCCAGCGTTCGGAATGTGGGTGTGCCTGCGGCGTCGGCTGTGGTGGTGGTCGAGCTCTCCGGCTCTGCGAGATAGTGGAGCGGAAATCCAATGCCGCTGAGGATCATCTTCTTGATTGCCAGTCCATCGACTGAAGCGTCGAATGCGTCGAGTTGGGCGGACAGGATGGACCATACTTCCCCGGATGCTGCGTTTTGAACAAGTACGCTGCCTGCCTTTGGCGGGTTGGCGTTGATCTTCGTTTCCCTGGCCGCGCGTTCGGCTTCGTTCTTGTATTGGCCACTGACTACGTACATGAATATGGTTCGGAACCTGTTGAGTCTGACGCGGTCTTCGAGCCACGAGGAGAAGCGTCCTATCCATACGAGTAAGGGGCTGAGGTCGGCTTCGCCCCAGGTTGATCCTACCGGCTTATTGCTGGCGAAGTGCAGCATGAATGATTTCTGGCTGGTGTTCGGGTCGTAGGCGTCCCAGCCGTCTTCCCCGATTTCGTCTTTGGTGTATTTGGTTTCCTGCTCGATGTCGTTGTCTTTGGTCTTGATCTCCGCGATCTGTTCAGCGGGTACGGCTCTGACAAATGACATCCCGTCCTCGCCTACTGTGAACAGGAGGAATAGATTACCTGTGCGGGTGTCCTCGTCCTTCCAGCGTTTGGCGTTTTTTCCTACCTTGTTCAGCCGATGGTTCCACCATTCCTGTAGGAATGTCTGTGTGCCCGGGTGTTCGCTCTTGATCGTGATGCCCTTGCCGATGATGAAGGAGGTTATGAGTTTTACGATCCGGCGCGCGATGGGGTTCACTCTCCACGCGCGCAAACTTTCGGCGAAAATTCTTTTGCGGTCCCATGTGTTTCGGTTGAGTGGGTCGCCATACAGCCCGGACAGTCCGGTTGTGAAAAAGTTGTTATCTCGCTCAGGTGACAGGCTGAGTGAGGCTTCGAGCGCATCGTTCAGCATGGTTATTTGATCTTCAAGTTGTCGTTTAGTAGGCACTGGATTCTTCTTTCAGTTGTGCGACGATTTCTTTGGCGAGTGTGTCGCTGATTTGTATATAGCGCGTGCCTTCGGGTTCGTCTTTGTCCGTTCCCATGCGCGGTGCTTTTTCTAGTAAGTCGATTATTTTTTGAATAGTCTCTTTAGTAGGCATTACTCATCCCACCTGAGAAAATTTCTCAATGAAAAAACAATTGCTCGAATATTCAGACGGATTCTGAAAAGCTTGTAAGCGAAGCGGGGTGCGTAAATTATTCTTCCAATCCATGAACGGCGTTTCAGTTGAATTGATTTAGTAGGCATTGTTCATCTCCTCGATTACATCCGGTTGTTGGATAATTGCATTCTCGGCGGGCACGTACCATTCGAGCTTGTCGAGCGCGGCGGTCAGTGCGTCGGCTGTGATGTAGTCATCATGGATGAGGAGCCCGCCTGCGCCGCGCGTTCCGTCCTTGACACCCCAACGCATGGTCTTTGTGGGTCCGATCAGGATCTCGCTCTGACAGTTTTCGTATTGCTCTCTTACACGTTCCGCGTCCGTCTGCGTGCAATCGTGGAAGCGTCCGCTCTCGATGATGGCGATAAAACCATAACCAAGTTCGCTTTTGCTCTGCGCTGTGAATTTGAATGGAATGGTTCGGTTCGGGTATTGGCGTGTCAACATTCCCCATAGTCCTTCGCCCGCGCCCGTCGCATCGATCACGATGTAAAGCGGGTTCCAGTTATCGGCGAGAGAAACGAGCGCGCCGAATATATCGACATGATTCTGTCCTTGCCATTCCATGCGTTGTACTGCCCGGTATGTGGGTGCCTGGAGGACATCCAGGAAGGAAAGGTCTACGTCTACGATGTCGAGTGTGGTCTTGTCCCTGCCGGGATTACTCATGCCTGCCAGTTCAAGGACTCCCTCGTCCTGCCCGGCCACGTCGATCAGGAAACAATAAATGTGTCCGGGGATGGGTCCGCTCTGCTCTGGCTGGTCTCCCTGCATGAGGGCAAGGCGGCGCGCGTTGAACATGCCCGCGATCGCGTCGATCCGTTCACAGAAATATTGTGTCTTGACTAATGGATGCTGTCTCCCCAATTTCCTGACTTCCCCGTCTACGAATGTGCCATAAGGTTCGTTGACTTTCCGCACGTCCTCGGATGTGTATAGGAACACTCTTTGGATACCATCGACCTTCTCGGCGGTGCGAGCTGCGTCTTCTTCTCTGGCAAGCAGGGTGTTGGTCGTCCACTGCGTTCCTACGATGATCCTGGTGGCGTTGGTCGATGCGACCATTGGCGCGAAGTCCTTGTCATACTTGGCGGGCGTGATGTCCTGGGCTTCGTTGATCACCAGCAGGAGGGATGCTACGGCTCCCACGACGTTTGCATCCTTATCCCCTGACAGGAGCGACGTGACGGCTTTCCCGATCATGCGCATGTAGTCGCTGCGTTTCTTCCAGAATGATTGCGTGAGTAAGTTTGCCTTGAGTCTGTTCTCCAGTCGCACGATGAAGTTGAGCGTCTGCGGTTTGTAGGTGGGATTGGCTACCACGATCCCCACTTCTCGGTGAGCGAATAAGTTCATGAGATAGGCGATGAGGTTGACAAGCAGTTCGTCCTTGCCTGCCTGGCGGGATATGATGATGACGAACGTCAATCCTGATTTATTGATAATGGAATTGATGATCGCTTCTGCGGGTTCCAATTGGTACGGCCGCATTTTGATCCCTCCGCCTTTGGACGTGAAGCGGTCGAAGGTCTTGGCGATGTTCCGTATGGTTTGGGCGAGGGTGCTCATTTTTCGAGATCCGGCATCGCCGTTCCTGGCGGTATGGTCCAGCTCGCTATTTCTGGCGATACTTTCCGGAACCCATCGCTGTTCCTGGCGGTAGGATATCGTGACTGAGCTGGTGTGACTGATCGTGAAACGGTCACGCTCGAGCCGTCACGGTTCACAGTCCCATCTCCAGCCGTATCTCTTCCAGCGCGCGCAGGATGTCGTCCTGGACGCCTCCGGCTTTGCCGTGTATTAGATGGTCTGTGCGCGCGAGTGTGGCAACTGCCTGACTCATAATGGCAAGGGTGTTGAGTTGCTTGAGGTAATGGTCATCCCGGATGTTGGATTGCGCCGTGGCGTCCTCCCGGTCCTTGTTCTTGATATTGAAATAGGTTGGCTCGAAATAAAGCTGGTTGTAGAGTTTGTCCAGGCAAACGCGGAGCAATGCGATTTCAGCCTGTACGTCTGTTGGACCTTGTTTGTCCAGTCGCTCTGCTTCCTCGTCGGTGAATCTCTTCGCGTAGAAGCCATGGCGCATGGCATTTTTGTTTCCTGGCTGTCCGCCTTGTTTTCTGCCGGTCTCTGCTTGTGGTGTCATGGTAGTTTTCCTCCGAACGAAAGGTACAGGATCGCCATAATGACGATAGTGTGAACGGCTGCGAGTGTGGGTGCCAATACTCTGTCTCGATACCAAATCCATACAACACTGCGCTTCGTGATTGCGACGTCGATTTTTTCGGATGTAGTGAGGGTGACTTGCTTTCTACCATTGCGACGGCCAATACCGTCAACCTCGCCTTTCAGATAGGTCATTTCGTTGCGTGTGTTGATCCGCTCTTTGCGGTCCGATGCCTGCTCTGAGCGAATAGATTGGCACATGTCCCATAGTGTGCCTAACTGTTCCTCCCTTGCAAGTCCTGCGAGAAATACTTTTTTAGAGGTGGGCGTGTCTGTCACAGGTGTATCAGTCTCCCCGTGAACCTGAGCCGGATTGAACCAACGAGCCGCCCGTCTGTCCGTTCGCGAAGGTGGTCCAGGATCTGTTTTGCCATAACCGTGTCGATCTCGATGTCAATGACTGAGAGTCTGCGGGTGTCGAGATATGCGTCTATGTCCGGATTGGTTTCCACCTTTTCAACGTATAGGACCACGGGTCGGGATACCTCTGCTGGTTGTTTCTCTGGCATGTATGGGTCTCCTTGGAAAAATAAAAAAGCCGCGTTCGGACCTTGCGGGTCTTCGAACGCGGCTGGCTCTGTGTGTGGCAGTCGCCTATACCGTCTTGGGGCTTTTGTGCGCGGAGACGGCTCAATCTGTCTGCGGTATATTACATGCGATCATCCTATTTGTCCAGAGGAGCGGCTGGCGTTAGTTGCGTGGGGTGGGGTGGGGTGGGCTTAGTACGCGCCTCTGTGCCAAATCGGCTCCGGTCGGATGTCGCCCATGTAGCGAGATCGTACCCCACGTCAACTGCACGCTTTGTTAGCCCGCCTTTTTGATTGATTTGCCACACGCCGGGCAAGCGTCTTTCTTGCCTGTTTTTTTATTCTTGACGAGTATCAAAATCCGCGAACTACAATGCGGACAGACGATTCTTTTTGGTTCTGCGTGGTACCCCGATGTTCCTGCAAATGGTTTCCCAAGCATAAATGGCATAGTATTATTCTCCTTTGTCAGACTGACAACAACGCACAGCATTTTTGCAATGAGGGCATTTGACAATCCACACATTGCTTATTGGATGCGTGGGTGTGTCTTGCCGATCAAGCGTGATTTGTAGTCCGCAGACCTCACATGTGCCTTTTGCGCCTTCGAAATCCCGAACGTGATTATTATCGTATTTCATGGGTCTGGCTAACGGCTGGCGTTACCCGCTTGGGCGGGCTGTGAAACAAAGTTGACAAACGGAATCAACTTCCAGATTAGTAAACTCACATTCGGCGCACACCCATCCCAAGTCGGGTACACGCTGTGTTAGGCGGCTTCTCTGCGATGGATCTTTCTCGACTTGCTGAATAAGAAGTTTCATCATTTCACCCAGGGCTTGCAGTGTCTCAGGCTGGCAATCCGGCGAGACATGGACAGTGACAGTGTAGGCAGAATAATCAATCTCTTTGTACTCTTGCCATTCGCCGTAACCTTGCGGGCAATCGAGATGCGGCTTGCCAGACAAGGCAAACTCTGAGACCGTATCCATTTTGCAACCCGAACATATGAACTTGAAAAAATCACTCATGATTCTCCTTGCTGGCAATGGAACGCCTAACGGGGCGCGTTACCTGCAGGTTGCGGGGACCGGGCAACGAAGCGGGATAAACTATTTTTCAGGATCATCTGATTTAGCGGCACGTGGCAACCCGTCAGGCGCAGCTGTGTTAGCCCGCACCACAGCTACGATGCGTTCATGCCCTATCATGGCTTCCTCGAGCGTGTAATACCGTTGCTGATGCTCATCAAGCTCGCCACCGAAAACCATTGTTTCAAAAAGCACCGGCGTGCCACCACCGAAAGCATGATCTAAGCCGAGGAACACGGTAGAGATACGCGCAGCACCCACCTCAGTGGAAGCGACACGCCGATGGTCATCATCCTCTAGCCATTTCACCCATGCGAACAAATCAGGCTCAGGAACGGGAACCCCGTCTTTTAGGATATATCTATCATTCATGACTTCTCCTTGCCCGGATGTGCGGCGTCGTTCGTGATTTGCCTGGCAAATCATCCGCACCCTCGCCCGTTGGCTGGCGGTTGTTTTTGCCGTTTTGTTTCTCCGAAAACAGCAACGATATTGACTCTTTCAGGATGCGATAGAGCGCCGCTTTCCACGCCTGTCGTTCGGCAATTAGTGTATCGACTTTTTTATCGATGCGGTCGATCGCTGCAAGGATGGCGCGCGTCTTCTCTGTGATCGGCGTCTCGTCGGGTTCAGATTTTATTGGCGTGGTTTCGGCGCTCATTATGGTTCATCCGAACTTGATCTGCTCGGCTGTAATCGGCAGGCGCGCGGTCAGGGTGTGGCGTGGTCCGCTCCTGTCCGTAGCTGGCTCTGTGTGTGGCACGGCGAACGGCAAGTGCCTGAGCACTGTTTGCCATTCCTGGGTTGATGGGAATTGATTGTCCCGCGTGAGCGTGAGGTACACCACGGTGTTGACATAGACGATCTCGATCCTGAGTCCGTTCTTGAGCTTGCGAATGATCTTCTGCCCGGCGCTCTTGCGCGCGCTGGCGATCTGGTCTTCGAGAATTTCATGTAGTTTTGACATTGGAGTTTCTCCTGTTGGTCGCGTCAACGACGATCTCTCTGTCGTTGGCTCTGCGTGCTTGCAGGTCTTGTACCTGCTTTCGGAATTGGGCGATTTTATCTCGGCTCTTTTGGGTCATGAACATCGCGGCGTCGATCTCCACGGTGTTGATGATCTTCTCGGCGAGGGTCATTGTGAGATCGTAGATGCGGAATGAAATTGTGAATGCCTCGTTCTCGTCGAATAGTTCTACAAGCGCCTCGCGCTCACGCTCCCACTGGTCCAGGGCTTCGGCGAGTGTGTCGGCGCTTCCACCTGTCATGTCGATGGCTCGCTCCATGTTGGATGTGGCCTTGCGTTCGCAAGCATCGCAGTAATACGGATTCGATGGGTCTGTTATATTGCCGCTCTCGATCTGCTCGGCAGATCGTCCTGATAATTCATCAGGGATTTCGACTATCTCACTACATCCTGCACATTTCACATATGCGCTCATGGCTTCTCCTCCGGCTTCCATTGCGTGTCGTGTTTGCCGTCTTTGTGCTCTTTGATCGCCTGTGCGGCTTCTTCGCGTGTGTGCTTGATGTCGAAGAGGGTTTCGACCGGGGAGAATTCTAGATAGTAGATGTAATAACGTCCTCCCTCCTCCCTGACGTAGTACGCCCGCTCTGGCGCGTGGCGCTGTGTTTTTTGTTTCACGGCTTGACTGCCTTTCTGGTCCGCAGGACCATGGCGCGAATTGCCTTTTGTATCTGGCTCTGTGGTCGGTTCTGCCTGGCTTTTCGCTTCCAGCGTGGCAGGAATAATCGCTTGCGGATCTCTCGTCCAAGTTCTGTCCGGTCGGTTGGCTCGCTGCCTTTGGTTATGAGTCCGTGTACGATTGCGACATTGACGCTGGTCTCGTCGGCGAGCTTATGGAAAGAGCCGCATTTGCGAAGGAGCTTTATCAGTCTCGGGGGCGCGTTCGGGTGGACACTTGCGCCGGTGCGCAGTGCCGGTGTTTTGGTTGTGTTCATGTTCTTTTAGTTTCCTGTATTGTCCGGCGTCTGCGTTGGTGAATGCTTCTTCCCAGGTGGAGCCGTAGCCGTAAATCGTTATGATTGGTCCCCACTTTTTCACATTCCAGCCTATGGCTTCGTGTATGTCGACTCCGACTTCGGGATACCCCTGGCTGGGGTGTATTCGTGCGACCGCGTTCAGTCCCCAGCGCCTGACGGCTTCGGCTTGTGCTTCGTCGCTGGTCATTTTTTGTTAGTCCCATCCTAAACGCCAATAAATGACAACTAATCCGAAGTGGAGCACATCGGAAGGGTAATGCTTGAAGAATTCAAAAAATTCATCGAGTATTTCGAATCCATCTAACCGCGCGAAGGCTTCGGAGTCTTGTACCAGGTAGAAGTTACCGAAGATCTCGCCGTGTTCCATGGTTTCGGATTCGTAATCCCATAGCCAGATTTCCCGGCGCTCTGGAATGATCTTGACGGGGCGGACCATTTGACAAGTTGCATCGCCTAGTGGTTTACATTGTTTGGTGCGCTGTCCTGTCCATAGGGTTAGATGGTCTCCCTCTTTGATTGGTGGTGTTCGGCGTTTCCGTATGGTTTGGGTCTTTGCTCCTGCCTTGACGGCTCCGCTGAAACGTTTTTGAAAGTTTAGTCCTGGCATTTTGCCTCCTGAAGGTATCGGCTGTTTGCGTAGCCGGTTATGCCTGTGCTGGTCTGGATCTTCCACCATCGCCCGGCTGGGTTCAATACCCGGACTTGCCCCCCGTTGGTTAGGTATTGGATGTGCTCGGCTTTCTCGCTTGGTCCGGTTCGCAAGTGTACGGCTTTGATGGCCGTCACGATGGCACATAGTCTCGCTGGTTCCGGCGTTGCTGGCCAATACACGGCTCCGGCTGGGTTTTCTTCTGTGGGCCCCGGGCTTCCCGTTATAAGATGTGGTGCCGCAGGAGCCGTAAGAGTCCCGGCTTGAGTTCCGAGTGTTGTGCCTGGTAGTTGGCAGGCGATGGATGCCAAGATTAGGATTGTTAGGGTGAGTATGGCTTTTTTCATTCTTTATTTCCTGAATGTGACTTGTACTTCTTTCTTGAGAATTCCGATTAAGGCTCTCTCGAATGACCTGGCATAGCGTTCCTGATATTTTTCTGCGTTGACCCCTATCCCCCTGATGATGATCCTGCCTTGCTTTTGTGAGATTTTGCAGTGTTCCAGAGTGTCGCGTATTTCGCGCCATTGGTGGGATTGAGCATCGAAGATGGCTTCGCCTGCCTGCACCAGAATCAGGTAATTCTTATTTGATATACCTCTATTAACTTCAGGTTCCTTTAATTCGGGTGCAATCTTTGCACCCGAAGGGATTGCACCCGAAGGGATTGCACCCAATGATTTTTGATTTATTGCACCCTGCAAAATTTGCAGGGGTGCAATCTTTGCACCCCCTTCATCGTATGGAATGAGCCATCGGTTTGTTCCGCGCGGACCTTCTCCGTCTGGGATTAGTATTCCCATAGTTTCGAGTTCATGCGTGAGGTATTGGACATTTCTTTCCTGGTAGCCTGTCTTCCGTGCAATCGTTGCAATGGCTGGGTATATGCTTTTCCCGGCGTGGTCTGCGTGGTCTGCATAGGCGATCAGGATAAATTTATGTCCTGGCTTGAAGTTTAGTCCGTTGTGTTGCTTTGGGCATTCCATTTCCCAGACTAGAGATATTGCTTTTACGCTCATTGTTTATCTTCCTGGTTCCTGTCCGTGGACCGGGCATGGTCCATTGTCGAGGATGCGCTCCAGACACCGGCAGGTCTCGGGGATCCAAAAGAAATCGCCGATCTGATAAACGATCTGTGACGCAAGGTTCTTGCGCTGCATGGCTTTGCGAAGGTTGGTGAGCTGGACTTCTCCGGTCATTCCCCTTGGGGTTTGCAGGATGCATCTCCAGTTCTTTACCTCGGGGTGGATGCGCTGCATTTCGTTCTTGGTCCTGTAGGGTTGTACGGTCAGTGATGGCATGTGAGGGTTCTCCTATTTTGGGTGTTGATTTTGTTACGGCTTCCCTGCCGGTCTGCGGGACCGGACCGGCAGGCTTCGTTACGGCTCGGACTGTGCTTTCACCGCACGGGCGCCGGTGCCGTGTGTTATGACACGTGTCGCTACGTTGTTACTTTGGGATGATGAGCCCGAATCGTTCTTTGGGAACGATCTGAAATTCAAACCCAAAAATTTCCAACTTGCTGGCTTCGTTTTCGATTAGCCATTGGTCGGCTTCCAATTTGCTTTTGAGTTCTGGCATTTTTTCCAAGTCCTGCCACTGTTGGAGCGCGAGTGGTGCGGGTGGCAGGGCTGTATTCTTATTGTTTGCTCTAATTTGAATTTTGTACATTCGCTTTACTCCTATGTGATCGCTGCTTGTGCGCTTTGTTCTTGAATTTCTTCAATGGGTTACTGGTCTTGAATTTCTGATTGCATCCGCAACCACAGATTTTCGTTACGGTTGGCTTGCGTCGCTGGGCTGGGTAATGAGGCTCTCCTGGATCAGGCTTTCGAGGGTTTTGATTGCCGCCTCGCGGCTGATATCGAATTCGGGCTTGGCGTTCTTCACGTGCTCGCAGGTCTGTTCCATCAGCCACGGTTTGCCCTCGTCCCGGCATATCTTGCACCACCAGCGCCACCGGATGCCGTTCGGTAGGTTTTCCCAGCAAATGAGAGCGTCGCTGGTTTGTGAGATTTCCTGGATGGTCTGCGGCTCCTGCTTCGGCTTCTGCCACGATTTCCACCGGTCGATGACCGTCTTTATTCTGGTTGTCCCTTGAGAAAAGGGCTGGGCTGGTCGCCCGCCTCCTGGTCTGGCTTCGGTGTAAGGTCAATGGGGTGGTCCGGGTTCCTGGTTCCGTCTATAAACTCGGTCCCTGGTGGGTACATTGCTTTCACTTCATCGGAGACATACTGTTTGGTGGGGGAGGGGAGTGCCTGTTCGTAGGCTCTCGGCTCCTGCCTGCGGTCGAAGACTGTTCCATCAACCGGCTCTAGCTGGAGATCCCGCTTGACCTGGGAGACAATATCGAGTGTGATGGACCTGGCCAGGGATGCCTTCTCGATGTCCAGTTGCTTTACGGCGTCCTTCATGGCGTGGTCCCTGACCGCGCCGCGGGCGATGCCTGTGCTGATCTGTATTGCCATTTCCGGGCTGGCTCCGTGGTGGGCGTAGATTAGAGCGACGTGGATGATGGTCACGACGATGAAGGCGTACACCATCCATTGTCCGGTCTGGCTGGTGTCGATCTGTCCGCCTGTCAGGTCCGTGCTTGAGAGTGTGACCTCGGCGGCTACCATGCCGATAGTTCCGATAAATCCGGCGATAAATCCGGCTCCTGCCGCCACGTATTGCCAGTAGCTTTTGGATTTGAAGACGAAGGCGAGCGCCCATGCGATGGTTGCTATGTCGTAGAGCACCAGCCCCCACATCTGGTTTGTGAAGTTGCCCGGGAAAAGCTTTTGTAATGCGCCGTAGGTGAGTGAGATGAGCAAGCCGATCACTCCAACGCAGAAGACTGCGAAGAAGAGACCGGCGATTCCGCCAATAATTTTTTTCATGTGAGGGTTCTCCTATCTTGGGGTTTATAAGATTATGGCTGGTAGATTTGCTGTGTGTCGATTGGCGTCCATGAGCCATTAGGTTGCTGGATAAAGCACCCCTTTATGGGGTCCCATATCCAATTGATTCGCATTGTCTCGGCTGCGCTCCGGCAGTCGTATGATAGTAGGTATCCGACTGCTCCGGATCGGATTGCTAGCAATCCGATGATCAACAGTGCAATAACTAACAGTATGGTGGTTCGGTCTGGTCTCATTGTGAGGGTTCTCCTTCTGTAAAAATGTGCGTGCGCACTTCACGCACGCACATTTTTATAGATCTTGCTATAATATGGATGACACCGGCTGGGCGTGGCTTCTCGTGAGGATTCTCCTGCCTGGCTGGTGTTCTTCGCTCCCGGCAATGTCCCGATTGCCGGGTGTTTCAACAGGGCGGGGGATGTCTGCCCTGACAAAACCATGGAGGTACATCGTGAATACACAGTACTGGCGCTTCGCGCCTGGTAGGGATATTGAGAATTTCCTGTCGTCGTTTCCTTACTCGGCTTCGACGAAGGAAAGCTATCGCCGCGTCCTTGTGTTGCTGGTCGCTCTTTCTCACCTGGACCATTTGGACGCGGCGGGCTTGGTTGCGTTTGTTGAACTGCCCGGGTGGGGGAACTCGCAGCAGAACGTTGCTCTCCACTGTGCGCGAAAGTTTTTACGCTGGCGTTATGGGGATGATCATGCGGCTCTCACGGCTAGGATCCCTCGGATCAAGCCGACTCCACGGCGCGTGCTCAATAGTGATAGAGCTTTGCGGGTCCTGTCGTCATTCAATTCCCTTTCGGCTGGCGGCTCGCGGGACCTGGCGATCGTGGCTTTTGGTCTAGATACCGGCTTTCGCAGGGGGGAGCTTTGCTCTATGCAGCTTGGGGATGTGGATTTTTATGCCAATACTGCAAAGGCATTGTGTAAAGGTGGTCGGTGGGGCTATGGTGCATTCTCCGCTGAAACTGCGGCTATTCTTCAGTCCTGGTTGTTATATCGAAAGCCAGCCGACGGCGTTGGTAGACTCTTCGTCTCTCTCAAGACCGGCAGGGCGCTCACTGGGAATGGGATGGAATGTATCTTCAAGCGGCTGAGTAAAGTTGTTGGTTTTCAAGTCTCCCCTCATGATCTGCGATCTTCGTATGCTACGTTGACGGCGATCTTTGGTGCTTCCTCGCGTGCCGGTCAGATCGGCGGGCGATGGAAAACACAGGAAGAATACGAGCATTACACTGCTACTCTTCAGTTGGACATCATCCGTCCCTATCTACCCGTAAAGAATTTACTCAAGTTTGGCACTCACAAGGCTTAGATGTGGGTTCGATTCCTACCCGGGGCACAAACTATTCGGTTGTAAAGGTACAGGTCTTACAGTGCTTACCTTTGTGACTGAGTGGTCAACGATGGCGGCTCATGTTGGTGCATGGGCCGCTTTCGCTATTAGCTATTAGCTATTAGCTAGACGGGAAATTATCGAATTGGTATCAGTGCCAGAAGGATCACGAGTAGCAATAAAGCTGCAATGTCTGTGACTGGTAAATCTTCGAGTTCATTCTCCTTTGTCGGCTCTGGCGTTCCGTTCTTGAAGTAGTCGGTCAACGGCTTCACGAGGAATGCGATAAATGCTCTTGGCTTTTGGGTCCAGTTTGTGAGCATGTATGTGCCCTCTTTTGATCATTCGGCGAATGGTGCGCGCGCTGACGTGTAATAGCTCTGCGGCTTCGGTGGTGGTCAGGGCGGGGGCGTCGGTTTGGCGTCTTTTCATGGATGTCATTTTACTGTCCCAACTGTCCCTTGTCAAGGAATTACAGAAAATTCATTCTTGATCGTAGGGTGT